AGGACCGCTGGATGGCGTTGTCTGGCCACACAGAAGACGGGGCGACGCCGTTCTCCATGATGTACTCGGCCCCTTCGGCGGGCCAACCGCCGACGTTGCGGTAGCCCTTGATGGGAGCACCGGCGCTGGCCGGGGAGAACGAGATGTACGGCAAGCCCGAGATGCAGCGACGGGTTTCCATCGCCGCGACGACGCAGTTGATCCAGCAGTAGGACGTGCTGGCTTGGTTCTTGGGGGGAACCTTCCGCTTGCGCAGCTTTTGCGAAACGAGGGAGCCCGTCTTTTCGAGTTCTTCGCAGCGGGCCCGCCACTCGTTGCGGGGGATGTACAGGTTGCGGGGGAACTCGGGGAGCCGGCGGTAGGAGCCGCAAGGATGGGCCGTGTAGTCGCGCTGGACGTAGCCCTTGCTGAAGCCAGCGGGCGGGTTGATGATCCGCGCGACGTTGTTGCCGCTGTAGATCGTTTGGCCGTAAGTGTTGCTGGTAAAGCCCACGGTCTTTCCCTCTCTGCTTTGCTGAAAAGAAAGATTGGGCCTACTTGACGGACAGGATGGCCTGCTTCGTTTCTTCGTAGGTCAGGGGCAAAGGTTTCTCGACGCCGCCGCTGTTGAGACCGTCTTGGTTGCTGACGATCAGCCAGGGAAGCGTGGTTCGAGGCCGTGCCAGGGCGTCCCGCCAGTGCTGCTCGAAGTTCGGGCTCGCTTCGCCGGGACGCATGACACGGGCTTGGCCGCCCAGTTCTTCGACGTAGTCAGTGATCGTGTTGATCTGGATAACCTGAGAACTGGGGAGCTTGCCGTTGGGCTCGGTGACTACCAGGACGTTGAGGCCGGGGGCGTCGATGGGGGCTGTCCCTACGGGCAGCATCCCTCGGTTGTGAAGCGTCGAGACAATCAGCCACGCCAAGGCGAGGATGCACAGCTTCTGCAAGGTGGTCAGGTTGCTCACGGCTTACTCCCGATGGCGGGCCAGACAACTTCCTTGAGCGCTTGAGAAGCCGGGGCGTCGTCCTTGAGATAGGCTTGAAGGCAGCGGCAGTAGCACGCGGCTTCGCGCCAGTCGATGTCCTTATCCGCCTCGACGGGCTGAGCCGTTGGCATCGTCGCCATCGTGGCGCGAGTGATCTCCGCCAACGTGCTGGTAGTGGCCTGGGCTTTGGGCTTGATCTTGTCCCAGAACAAGACCACGGCCAGGACCGCCATGACAATGTAGACGGGCATGTTCGGGTCTTTGAGCAGCGTGTCGAACATTTCCGGCTCCTGGTGACGACTTGGGTAGTGGCAGTTTCTGTCGCTCGCTCTCAGCGTCAGATGGTCGTGTCGTACAGTGCGTAGAGGGTGAAGGTAGCAACGTTGGCCGTGGCGTTGGTGACGAAGAAGCCCGTCACGTCGGTGGTGAGCAGCAGGGACGAGTAGTCGCCGGTGCTCCAGATGTACGGCTTGTTGGCCACGAGGTTGATGGTGTTGGCCGGAGAGCTGCCGCTGTTCGTTTCCAGCACCACGTCCTGGGTGCTGAGGATGAAGATAGAGCGGATTTGCGACACGTCGAGAGTGCCGACGAGCGACAGGTTGGTCGAGCCGTTGGGGATCGGTTCGTCGAGCAGGAGCTGTGCGCCGGCAGTGATCGTCTCGGACCCGCCAACCGACGTGCCGAGCGTGCTCACGTTGCGGCTTACTGTGTGCGTGAAAGGCATCGTGCTTCTCCAGAAGAAAAACCCGGTCGCCACTAAGCTGCTTAGTCAGCCGTGACGACCGGGTTGATTGGACCTGCGGTTGGTTGGTTCTACGGGGTTGTGCCGATCAGAACACGACGGTCGGGTTGAAGATCGCGCGGGGGATCGGGAGGGCATAGGCGAAGTTGTCGAGCATGTGCAGCTCGACGCCGGCCGTGCCCTGCATCACCCGGCGGGCCCAAGCGTGGAAGCCGTAAACTTCCATCGGCTGGGTTTCCTGTTGCTCCTGGATGATCTCGCTCACGTCGTACAGGTCGAACCAGTCGGTGAAGGACGGGTCCGGCGTGATGATGCACTCGGTGTCGCCGATGAACTTCACCCAGTTGCTGTCGGTCGAATCGACCTGCGACGCCGTCGAAGCCGGAAGCGTAATGCCGCCGTCGTAGACGTGAATGTCCATCTGGGGCAGAGCCCGGAACTGGTAGTAGTAGTACGGGCTCGACCAGCTCGCGTTCTGGTCGGCCGCGCTGGGCGACTGCACTTCCTTGCGGGTGAACCGCTCGAAGGTGCGGAACGCGGTGCCGCCGGTCGCCTGGAGCTTGGTGTTGTTCTGCAACGCAGCGAACAAGACCGAGTTCATCCAGATGTGGCGGGGTTCGATGCCGCTTATGCGGGCCGCCGCGCTGCGGAGTTCGTGCAGGTGGCCGGCCACGTCGGTGCCGGCAGTCGCCCACGAAGCGCCGATGATGTTGGTTGTGCCGTTGACCCCACCAAGAGCGAGCTGCGACCGGTGCGAGTCGGGCAGGCCGTAGTTGATGGTGATTTGCCCGCCCGAGAGAACCGGGTAGTAGGCGTTGCCGTTGACCGCCAACTGGATGGAGCCCTTCAGCATCCGGGTGAACATGAACTCCCGCAGGTTCATGCTCCGCTGGATGAGGCGGTCCATCTGGTTGCCGATATAGTTCGCCGCCATCGGATCGACGATGGACGGGTTGGCCTGCCCCATGACGCGGTAGTCACGCAGGTCTTCGTAGCGGAACGGGAGCCGGTTGTAAGCCCGGACGCCGCGAACCGTCTGCGTGCCGATGGGGTGCCGTTCGACCACGTTGGCTTCGACGCCGGGAGCCGACAGCGGCAGGGTGAGCCGCGTGTTGTCCATCACGTCGTAGACGATGTCACGCTTGGCTGAACGCTTCTTGGCTCCGGTGACGATGCGGGCTGCCTTGCCCTTGCCCTCGGTGCGAAGGTTTACGCCGAAGAAGTTCGTCATGACCGGGGCTACCGGCGCGAGGCGGCTGATCCGACCCGCGATGAACGGGTAGGCCAGCAACTGATTGACGCCGACGGGACCGGTGACGGCCATGTTGAGTTCCTTTGCTTCGTGACTTGGTTCGACTAGGAGAGGTCAGTTGCGGCCGGGATCAGGTGATGGCGTAACCGTTGCCACCCATGACGACCCACTTGATCGTGTCGGGAGTGCCGATCGCGGTGGCGACGCCGAGCAGTTCGACCGTGTCACCAACCGGGTTGAGAGCGATGCTGGAGTTGGCGGCGTTGAGGTTGTTCGCGCCGGCCGCCAAGGTGAAGGCGAAAGCGCCTGCGACGTTGACGGCTTTGAGGCGAGCCCCACGAACCGGAGCGGGCAGGGTCAGGGTGGTAGCCCCCGCAGCCCCCAAGTTGGTCACGGTGATGTTCAGGTCAGCCGCGACGAGCGTAGCGTCGGCCGTGTAGGGCCGCGTCATCGACAGGGTGTTGTAGAACCGGTCGAGCCGGCTGCCCGATTCAAGCAACTGGTTGACCACCATCCATTCGAGGGCGTTGCCGACAATGCCGGGGTTCGTCGTACCGGGGACGATCAGGCCGCCCGCCCGGAACGGAGCACGGCGGATGATGTAGTACCAGTTGTCAGTGTTCGCGCCGTTGCGCTGGGCGGTGAGGAAGCCGGCCAGGACACCCGCGATCCGGCTGGTACCGTCGGTCGCGTTGGGGTTCCACTGGGCATACTCGCCAGTCGTCGAGTTCTGGCCCAGCAGCAGACCCGGCCGCAGCCGCGTGGTGTTGTTGGTGTTCCCAACGTCCCGAGCGGCCCCGTCGATGATCGCCGGGATGCACTCCAGGTCTTCGAGACGGCCGTACCAAATGCTGTTCTCGACGCTTTCGAGAACAGTGGACATGCCAGGGAAGTTCCCAAGGCCGTCGTAGAAGGGCATGGCGTTGAAGGCGCTCGACATGTTGTCCTCAGTTTGTCTGGCGAGTTAGAGCGGTCCCGAAGGACAGTAATCGCTACTGGTCTGGTGATTTGGGAAGCAAGAACTCAGCCGGCGGCCAGCTCGAACAGGTCGGCTTCGTCGATCTTGTAGCCGTTGTCGTTGTCCTGGGGACCGACGACGCCGTTGACCCAAGCACTGGGGGTCGCGGAGATGTCGCCCTCGGGACGGCCGGGGATTTCACCCTGCGGCATCGTGGTGTTGTCCGACATGCGGACGGTCAGGTCGGGGCCGGCGACGGACTCCAGACCGGAGATGACGTGTTCGACTTCGCTCGGCGGGAAGACGCCGTGCTTGCCGTAGTAGTCGAGCACCTCGGGGGTGAGCGACGTTTCGTTCATCTGGATCGCGTTGATGCGCGGGAACAGGTTCTTCTCGACCCATTCCTTCGTGACACGGCCGGTGGCGATGAGCTTGTTGGCTCGGGCTTTGAGAAGGTCGCGCTGCGAAACCACCAACTGGCTGAGCATGATGGCGACAGCCGGGTTGCTAGCGGGCGCTGCTGTGACGTTCGTGCTCATGGCGATTGGTGATCCTGGTACGCCCGCGCCTTGCGGGGGTTGAGGGGAGCCCTGAGCCGACGGGCCGTCTTGGTTGTTGGCTCCTTGATCCGCCAGCTTCTGCCGCAAGCAGAGACGCAAGCGGTCAACAAGGTTGGCGGGAGTCGTGTCGTCAGGAACGGAAAGGCCGAACTCGTTGAGCACGCGGATCAGGTCGTCAATGGGCTGCTCTTGGACCTGAGCGTTGTCGTTGTCGGTGATCTGGATGGGGGCGTCGCCCGCGGCGCCTTGATCGTCGCCTTCTGCGGCGGGGTCGTCTGCTGCGGCAGTCGCGTCGGCCGCGTCACTGCCCTCGACAGGGTCGGCTGCCGGTGGGAATGGCTTGGCGGCTGGCTTGGCGGTCGGCTTGGGCTTGGCGGCGAAGGGAGTGGCCATCATCAACCTGTTGTCGGACATCGCCAGAGCGAAGTTCTGTTGACCGGTCTCGACGGGGTTCGTCACGGCGGCGACTTGGTAGATCACTTCACCGTAGGACTTGCCGTTACCGCCCGTGTAGTCCGGCTGGATGACAAGGCTCGTTTCGCGGACGGTGGTTCCGATCTTGCCGGCGGGGGTGTTGTGGTCGCCCACGTCACCCACCGCGTTGAAGTCTACCACGACACCGCTCTCGCCCTTGTACTCGCCGTAGCTGATCGAATCGACGTAGCCCGCGTTCAAGTCGGCCCGCCAGCCAATGGGCTGCATCGTCTGGGGGTCAATCGCCGCGCCTTTGTTCGTGAAAAGAACGGGACCAGGAACTCGGCCCTTCTCGTCCGCGTGGGCGAACGGGACCGGGATGCGGTAGCCGTCTTTGAGCATCTGGTTCGTGTTCTTAACCGCCTTCTTCAAGCGGTCTTCGCTGAGGCTCACCTGCACCCGTTCGCCTGTCTCGGGGTTGACCACGGCGTACTCGCCGGGACGCAACGCCAACTTGCGAAACTTTGCGGTCTTGGTGGCCATGCAGATACCCTAGGGTTTGAGAGATTGAGGTTCAAGAACGAAGGCGTGATGGGCTATATCGACAGCGCAGCGATCATACTGGGGGTGGACTTACCCGTGCCCCGCCCCCATTTCTCTGAAAAGAAAGGTCGTGGGGACAGGGGGCGGGGAAGATTGGGGCATCCTCTGTGCGTAGCTGAAAAGTATTCTTAGGCTGTTCTCGGCTTGGTTGCAGCCGGGGCAGCGAGTGCGTTGAACAGCAGGAGTTCCTTCACGGCGTCTACCCAACCAACCGGGTCGTAATCGGCGGTGGTGAAGACCAGGATGCGCCAGCCGTCGAGCACAGCGCGGTTGTGCTTCTGGCAGTCGTTGCGAAGGCCCTTGGGCGTTTGGTGGCCGCCGGCTTGCGAGACGATCACCGCCTTGGAGCAACGGGGGCAGCGAGCTACGCATTTGCAGCGACCACAGAAGGCGGGTGCCGCTCGTCCAATCCCTTGTATTTCGATTGCTACCTTCTGCGAGGGGAAGGCGAAGTCGAACCGCCAAGCCCTGTCCTTGCAGAAGCGGTGTTCTCTCTTGATGTCAGACTTTGGTAAGCCGAACTTGTCCCAAGCGTCTTGGAAGTCTTGTTCGGCTTCGGAGACGGATTTAGCCATAGGAGTCGTCCATGCCGCGTAAGAAGGTTGCGAAGCCCGCCGTCACTGGCCTAGTAGAAGACGAACTGGAGTCGGGCGTCAAGCTAGACCAAGACCTTGTCGAGAAGTTGGTGGTCAAGGCTTGGAGCAGGTACATCCCCGTGAAGCCAACCCCACTCCAGTTGGGGTTTTGTGTATTGCCGAACAGGACGGTGTTATACGGTGGTGCTGCGGGGGGCGGCAAGCTGTTGGCCGAAGACGGGGTCGTGCTGACCCCGTTCGGTTGGAAGGGGTGTCGTGACTTGCGTGTCGGTGACCGCATCAACGCGCCTGATGGGACGACGACCAGGATCGTTCAGTTGAAGCCGTGGGTCCGGCTGGCGGGGGTGCGGGTTACTTTTCACGACGGCACCAGCACGTTGGTCGCGTGGGACCACCTGTGGCTTGCTTGGGGTAGCGGGAAGCGGTCCAAGCGACCGGGGGGAGAGACTGTTTGCGGTGAGCAGTCGGGCGAAGTGGTCGAGACGAGGGAGTTGGCCGCTTGGCTCGAAGCGGCGGAGAAGGCCGAAGCGGAAGGGAAGCGACCGATGTGGCCGTTAATCCCGGTTTGCCAACCGCAGGTCTTCAATGTCCAGCGTAGGTTCCCGTTGTTGCTTGACCCTTACAAGCTGGGCTTCTGGTTGGGGGATGGGCATTGGTCGAGCATGGTGGGGGTCACGTCGGTAGACCGGGACCACGTTCTCAAGGAACTGCCCGAGTTCCAGCCCTACGACGACAAGCATTGGCGGGTCGTTGGAGAAGACGCCAAGTTCTGGAAGAGAGAGCTTGTGCGGTGCGGGCTCGAAGGCACGAAGGCCCACGACAAGTTCATCCCCGAAGAGTACCTGTGGCGGTCGATTGAAGACCGTTGGTCGTTGTTGCAGGGCTTGATGGACACCGACGGGTACGTTTCTGACGACGGGAAGCAGTATTACACCACGGTCAGCAAGCGGCTGGCTCGCGGGGTTTGCACGTTGGTGCGGTCGCTGGGGGGCGTGGCCAACGTCACGTCGAAGATCGGGGCTTACCGTAAGGGGGGCGAGTCGGTGGCGTGCCGCAGGGCGTACACCGTCTACATCAAGCTGAGAGAGGCGACCAAGGCTTTCCGGTTGGGCCGGAAGAGGGATCGGTGCATCGACGACAAGACGCCTATGTACAAGCGTGTCGTGTCGGTTGAAGAAGAGGGGACGGTGCGGGGGAGGTGCCTGACGGTGGCCCATCCTTCGGGGCTGTACCTGACGAACGACTTTATCGTCACCCACAACAGCGAGTCGTTGTTGATGGCGGCCTTGCAGTACGTTGATGTTCCGGGGTACTCAGCCATCATCTTCCGCAAGACCTATACGGACTTGGCGAAGTCGGGGGCGATCATGGACCGGGCTCTCAGTTGGTTGGGTCCGCACCTGGGGAAGACGGTGTCGTGGAACAGCACAACGAAGACGTTCACGTTCATGAGTGGAGCCAAGCTGGAGTTTGGCTACATGGGGCAGTTGGGTTCGGGCGATGCGGTGCAGGGGACGGAGTACCACTTCATTGGGGTGGACGAAGTGACCCAGCACTACAAGCAGGACATCGTCTGGGCGGAGAGCCGTCTGCGGCGGACGAAGGACGTGCGGATACCGATACGGGTGCGGTTCACGGGCAACCCAGGCAACCGTGGGAACGAGTGGGTCAAGGACCGGTTCAAGATCAGGAGGAATCCCCGCTACAACGACAAGGTCGGCAGGACGATTGGGGGACACTTCTTCAGCGACGAACCGCTGTTCGTGGGGAACGACCCGGAAGAGATATTCATTCCCGCGCGGTTGACCGACAACCCGTACCTGAACCACCAGGAGTATGTGCAGCAGTTCCGGCACATGGACGACCTGACGCGGTCGCAGTTGCTCGACGGCGACTGGGACAGCTCGCCGGTCAGCCGGTTCAAGCGGCAGTGGTTCCCGGCCTACACCCGCAGGGGTGAATACTTTTGCTACGGGAGCAACGAGATCACGGCGGGAGGGATGCGGCGGTTCTGCACCGTGGACGTGGCCGCGTCGCTACGGGAAGGGGTGGGGGGTGAGAAGTTCTACACCCGTGGCGGCAAGACGAGCGACACGCCGTGCTGGACGGTTGTGGCGACCTGGGGGACGACGGGCAGGTTCTTGTACCTGCTGGACATCGAGCGGGGGCAGGTCGAGACGCCCGACGTGTTCGCGATGATCGGCAGGTCGTGCAAGAAGTGGAACGCTTCGGAAGTGTTCGTCGAGGGGAACGGCGTTGGGCGGCCGGTGGCGCAGGTCGGGGCGCAGATGGGTCTGCCGATCACCGAGATTTGGACGCTGTTCGACAAGATACAGAACTCCTACACCGCTTCGCTGATGGCCAAGGCGGGGAAGATTCTGGTTCCCGAAGACGAAGAGGCTTGTCCTTGGTTGCCCGCGTGGCGGGACGAGATATTCACCTGGACCGGGCATCCCGACGAGACGGCGGATCAGGTCGATACGCTCAGCTCGGCGGCGCGGGTGGTGCAGGACCACCTGATGCCCGAGGCGGACGGCAAGCTGATCGAATCGAGGCTGCCGTCGGTGGTCCGTTCGTCCATCAACTCGGTGGACGTGACGCGGACTTGGTGAGGCCGGGAGCAGGGCCGGCGGACGCGCCGGAGTAGCACGATCCCGCAGGGCCGGCGGACGCGCCGGAGTAGCACGATCCCGCAGGGCCGGCGGACGCGCCGGAGTAGCACGATCCCGCAGGGCCGGCGGACGCGCCGGAATACTTTTCAGATTCCAACAGAGGGGGAAAGCAACCGCTTCTCCCCTTCTCTGTCTTTCCTATCTCTCCTACTCTCTATCCCCCTAATAATAGATATTATTAGGGGGGGGAGGGTTCTCCGGTGTTCATTGTAGACTTCTTTCTAGTCTACTCAATACAGTATCTTTGTACAGTATGCTAGCATACCCTGCGCTTGGGCGCAATGCGCGCTGTTTGCCGCAGTCTATAGGGCCAAGATGCTAGCGGCGCTTGCGATGGGGCTTGGTGGTTCCCTGCGCCGGGCGCGCCGGCACGGGGGCCGGCTTACCCGGCTCGGGCGCGAGGGGAGTCGCGGGTTGGTCGGGCGTCAGCAGCGCGTCCAGCCACGCTTCTTGCTCTTGGAGCAGCACCAGCCACGCGCAGTTGGCGCAAGGCTCGTCGGGGTGGCATAGGACGCCGCACGCCGCGCAAGCGCGGGAAACGGGCTCTGGGGGCGTTTGGCGTGCCTTCAGCTTGTCCAGGGCTTGGCGGACCCTGCCGGGGGTCGCCTTCAGCCTGCGCGCAATGCGCGCTACGTCGTAGCCTTCCGCCTTGAGCATCCCCGCCAGCATCGCTTCGTTGTCGTCGAGAAGCCTATCAGCTCGCTTCGCTCGGCTTTCCTTGGTCATCAAGGTAAATCCCTTCCTGTTTGAGAGCTTCGGCGACGAGCACGTCGGGGGACGGGAGCGACCCCATTTGGTGGAGCTTCATGAACGCCTCGCGGATCATGCTGGGGTCGAAGACGGAATCCCCGCCGTCGTCCAGCTCCGCTACGGGCTCCAGGAAGGCTTCTAGCTGCGGCGCAGAAGCGGCCGGCTGTTCGGACCAGCCCCGGCTGTCGGCGTCGTTACCGAGCCACTGGAGCGGCTTCATCATCTTGACCCGAGCCTGCGCGCCTGCGCGCGCCATGCCCTTAGCGCGCAGGATGTCGTAGTAGAAGCGCGCGTACCAGGAGTCCTTGCCTTCGTTGAAGTGCTTGTTCCCGTAGGACAGCCAGTGCTGGACGTGCTTAGCGGGGACGCCCACGGCTTCGGCGGCCGACTTGACCAGCGCGCCGCCCAGCACCATCGCCAGGAACGACTTGTAGAGGCTCTGGTTGATGACCAGCTTGCTCAGCAGCACGCCGTAGGGGCCGTTCGGCAAACCCGTCTTGGGGGGAACCTTGCTGAGCACCGACGCGAACAAGCCGTCGCTGTCCCCCAAACCCTCGGCGTCCCACAGGTCACAGAGCCTGTCGCGCGAGTTCTGCATCAGCGTGTGGTCGTCGGTCCCCATACCACCCTGTTTGGCTGAAAAGTATTCCGATGTAGAAGAAGGGCCCGTCCTTGGGCCCTGCGCCTCTACTGTAGCCTATCAGGCTGTTTCAGCTAACGTACTTGCGCACAGTCGCCGGGCTCACCGACAGCTCGGCAGCGGCAGCGGTCAGCGTTTCCCCCTTCTTCAGCATGCTCTTGGCGGTTTTCACCTGAGCGGGAGTCATAGCGCGCAGGCGCGCGCCGCGCCGTTGGCCGGAAGTGCTCTTGTCCTGGAGCGGGCCGCCAACGTCAACGTAGGTGATGCCCAGGACAATGTTCTGGATCGTCGTCACGCTGACCCCGTGGGCCTCGGCCAGCTTGCGGTACGTCGAGCCCTTGTCGTACTCCTTGCGGATCGCCATGACCGCCTGCTTGGTGAACGTCTGGGGAGCCTTCGGCCGTGTCGGCGGCACCTTGTCGGCTGCTTTCGGCGCGGCGGACTTCTTCGTCGTTTTCTTCTTCGTCGCGGTAGCCATTCTGTTCTCCTGGTTGGAAATCTTCCGCCTGTACAACTGTAGACTTAGATAGAACTGCCGTCAACAGCTAGTGCGGTTTGTAAACCACGACTTCGCGGTCGGTAATGTCTCCGAAGTGCGTGCGGACAAGGAGTTCAACGTGCCGCCACTCCAGCCCGCCGAGACCGCAGCCGAGTGCCGGCATTGCAAGGCTCTTGATCCCCGCTGTGTCGATGAACTTCCGCAGGTTCAGCAGCCCCTTCTCAACCCACGCTTGTCGGCTGGGCTCACGCCAGTGCAGCTTGGTAGCGCAGTTGATGATGTAGAGGGGGCCGTCGGCCGGGTCTCTCTTGAGGAAGTTCTGCCGGTTGCAGACCAGCAGCCCTCCCGGCTTCAGCGTCTTCTCCCGGCAAGCCTTTGCGTAGGCGAAGAAGTTCTCCGGGAACCTCTGCTTGAACTTTTCCGCCACCCCTGCGCCCATCACCCCCACGCAGTTCACGGGGTTGACCAGGGCGACGCTTTTGTCTTTGAGCAGGTCACCATCCTTGTAGACAATCATCGAGGGGGCACCTTAAAAGCGTTTAACGATGCGGACAAGGACCGAATAAACGGTCACAACGAGAACAACAGGCCACACCAAAGCGCAGACGGCGTTGAAGCGCAGCGGCAGGTACTCCTCGGTGCAGTGGAACCAGACGAAGTCGGTCAGGGAGAAGGCCGCAACAACCCCCGCTCCGTAGACGATCAGCACGGTCTGTAGCAGAGCTAGGTCCATTAGAAATCCTTGAAGTCAAAGGCGTCTTGGAAGGCGTGCAGCTTCTCGTGGTCGCGGCGTGACAGCGCAATCAGGTTCTCCCAGCGGTTGTCGAAGCGGTCCCCATTCAGGTGATGCACGTCGAAGCCGGCAGGCACCGGGGCTCCCGTCATGTGGCAGTAGACCAAGCGGTGGACCAACAGGTGCTTCCGTTCTTGCTTGTGCCGCAGCAAGACCCGGAGTCTGTCGTTGGTACGCCCGCCCCCCATCATCCGCAGGGGTTTGTCCCTGCTCAGCACTTCCCAGTAAGGGGGCGTTTCGAGCTGCCGCACGACGACCAGCCCCATCCTCTTCAGCTCTAGGAAGAACAACTCGGCCCCCGAACAGCAGATTGTCGTTGGTTGGTCCACCTTCCACTCCCTGTTTGGTGAAAAGTATTCTACCTAGTTGTGCAGGTAGCTGTCGTCTTCTTCGGAAATGACCAACCCCACCCACCGTTCTCCGTCTTCGCCTTGCTGCACAGAGATGGCGCATTTCTTGAGCTGCATGGCCCTTTCGACGAACTCCCTGAGCATGTCGCTTGCGTCTTTGTCGGTGCTCTGCATCACTAAGCAGAGGTTGTCGGTGCCGTCGGGAGCTACCCCAACAATGATCCTTATGTTGGCCATCGCGCGTCCTGTTGGTGGTTGTTTTCTTTCAGAGAAATGGCGGGGCTTCAGGAAGGGCTCTCACCCTTTTTCTTCTTCTCCATAGTCCTGACAGCCGCCGCCTTGATGGCCCTGACGCAATACTCGTTCATGGACCTGCCGTCTTCCTCGGCCGCTTGTTTCAGCAAGTCGTAGGTCAGCTTGGGCATCCGCACAGTCACTGCTTCACGCTTCATGGTTACTCCTGGGGATTTCTTTTCAGAGAAATGAGAAGGGGAAAGGTTACTAGCCTTCGGCTTTATTAGTCGTTTCCCAGTGCTTTGTTCGCCGCGTCGATGGCGGCGTCGTACGGATGCTTGCGGTGTTCATCGCCCACGATCCGCACGGCAGCCTCGCGGAGAACGCTCAAGTCCTCTCTCTTCACCGCGACGTACTCGCCGGGGTCGCGGTTGCGAATCGAGAGCAACTGGTCGCGCACGATCGCCCAGCGAGACTCCGATTCCACGCTGTAGGCGTCGCGGGCGTGGTGAGCGGCGTTGGCAATGGCGGCGTCAATTGCCTCGCGATCCCCCTCCGTCAGCTCCACCACAACGGGGGCTGCGGACCCAACCTCCGCCAGCAGATGATGGCATGATAGATGTTGCTGTGCTGATCTGGCCGTAGCTCCACAACAGCGGGGGGCTCGGTGGCCGCTTTCAAGCAGGCGCGGAGGGCTTCGGCTCGGTCGTGACAGAACTCCAGTTGGCAATCTTCGCCGTCTTCCGGCGTCGCGTAGTCGTCGATGATCGCTTCCACGATCGCCCGTTGTTCCGGCGTCATGCGTCACCCCCTTCGTTCCTGTTGTTGTTGGTTCACTCCGGGCGCTCACGCTTCCGGCTCAACAGACCCTTTGACCAGATCCCTCCCCGTCGCTTCCCGCTCGACGCGAGCGGGGACGGGAATATTGGCCTCGATGAGCACCTTGCGGGCGTAGGCCGCCTGGCCGAGTAGCGTCAGCCGCTTCGCAAGGACGCTGGCGGCTTTCGTCGCAGAGTAACTGTGTCTCTCGGGCCCAGGTGCTTCCTTCGGCGTCCGCACGATGCGACGCTTGGACCTAAACCAGAAGGGGACTTTCCGTCCCAAGGCGTCGCCAATCTCTTGCCACCGACCACCGCATGGAGGAAGGAACCAAGAGGGGCCACTCAGGGAGTCGTCATCGCCGATTACCGGTTCAAACTCATAGACACCCGTTCTGCCGGAATAGTCCACCGCGTACCACTCCGCCCACTCCGGCCAGCCTTCCTGCCGCTTGATTGTAGGCGCGTCATTGTGTTCGTTCACAGTCAATCTACTCCCAAACAGGAATGGCGATGCGGCCCGTCGCTCGGTAGGGCGGGCTGGGGTTGTGGGGACAGAGCTTGACATCCTCGGCGAGACGGACCACCTGATAGCCTTTGTCGTCAGTGGTCTCTACTCCAATAGGGATGTCGGCACAGTAATGCCACTTTTCGGGAGCCTTCTCTTCGGGCATCGGTCCGTCGAGACGGCGGTGGACTTCGTAGTCCCTAAGATCGGTTCGGTGGTGATCGCCGTCGCTCCCGTTGTTGCGGATGCAAACGACACGGCCGTCGGGTGTGAGTCGCCTCAAGAGTCGGTTTTGACCGCAGAGGCTGTACGACACTTCGTAGTCCCCCGGATCGCAGTCGGCCAAGGTCAGGCGATTTTTCGTCTGCTTGTATGTCAGGGAAACCAACCGCCTTTTTGTAGTCATCGTCTTCTCCGTTTCTGTTTAGGGGTTACTTTTCGGCCAAACGCCTACGGGTAAGGTCTACCTGACTTTGTCGCACGTCTACGCCAATCGCGTCCCTGCCCAGCCTCTTCGCTACCGCCAGGGTCGTTCCACTGCCGCAGAACGGGTCGAGAACAACCCCACCCGGTGGACAGAACGACTTGATGAAGAACTCGGCCAGCTTTTCGGGGAAGGGGGCTTCGTTCTCACTGGCCAACCTGGACCCAATGTTGCCGCCACCCACCGCGCCGCAGTCAATCACGTTGCCGGGGTTGGCCAGCTTGGGTTGCCGGTAGCCCGCTCCTTCTGCCCGCTTCCCCCCCTTGGTGCGGTGGGTTGGTCGCCCCCCCGGTTCGTACTTGGGGGCGTGCCCCATCGCCGTGTTGTCGCTCCAGGGGAGCTTTCTTTTGGACGAGCAGACGATCCACTCGTAATCACTGCGGAGCCAGTCTGGCCCCCCGCTCCCCGGTATGCCATTGCGCTTGTAGACGGGTGGGTTACGCAGCGGCACGCCCCTCTTCAGCAGTTCGGCCATCAACAGCACGGGAGCCGCCGACCACCGGTAGTTCCGCGTCGTCCCCGCAACCACCCACGCTACAAGTCCCTCGCTCACCCTACAGCACTCGACGTACCTGTCGGCGCACCACTGGACCCAGGCGTCCCCCTTCAGCGTGTAGTCAATGCCGTAGGTCCGTGCGTCTTCGTAGGGTGGGGACGTAAACACCAAGTCCACGCTGTCCGTCTTGCGTCGCTTCAGGTCAGTAAGGCAGTCGCCCAGGATGACACGCATCGTTGTCAGTCTCGTTCGGGGTAGGGGACAGACGTGCGGGGGCGTTCCGGGACACGAAGCAGTTCCTGGAGCAGACTGATCTGGCTTTCCAAGATGGTGACTTTGTCGAGCAGAAGCGTCCTGTTCTTCCTCAAGACCGCAATCTTCTCTTCAACGGCTTTCTCCAGGGCCAGCTTGGGCCGCATGTTGGAGTCCCTGTCTTGGGGCGGTTCGTGGTGGTGCTGTAGGGCCATGTTGGCTCCTTGGGGTCGGCCTGCATTGTACAGGGAATGATTACCGTTGTCCAGGAGGGTGTACTGGATTGATGGTATGGGGCAATGCCGCCTGGAAACAGAGTACCGTGCTGGCGACTGTGGCGCAATGGTTAGCAGTGGCGTTAGCTAAAATGTGTATTTGTGAATGGCTAGGAAGGTACTCCCCTCACCCCCTATCCCCCCCTCTCTAAATCCGACCGACCCGACCGACCCGACCGACCCGACCGCTCCATCCGTGGAGGCTCTACCGCCTGCTGCTGGGCTGCTCAGCGCGGAAGCTGTGCGTTGTGGAGCTGGGGTGGTCGAGCGTGTACACCCCCTCTACATCGTAGAGCTACTGAGCAACTAGCGACAAATTTGTCGTGCTTTGTGTGTCGCGATTCTAAGGTCTGATGTGTAGACAAAAGAAAACCCGACGTGTTAGGCCGGGTTGCGTGATTTACATTCAGTCGGGTTGTGTGATTTACATTCAGTCGGGTTGTGTGACTCCGCACGCTTGGAGGAAAAGTTGTTGATTAAATCTCGGGTTTGTCGATGCGAGAAAACTGCTGATTTTCTCGGCGATTTTGCGGTGTTGTTGTTGTTTTGCAGACGAAATTAACAAGCCGTCGCGGTCTGTAGCGTCCATCGGGTCGGGCGGGGCAGCCGCTGCTAGCACTTCCGCCAGCGACACAAAGTGTTGTCGAGTCAACATGCTATCGGACTCCTGGAAGGTGTGAAGCTTGCCGCGCCAGGGCAAGAAAAACTGGGTCTGTGCTTTCAGCCGTAACAACCAAGCCGGCCACGATCACCTGGCCGCCCGTGAGGTCTACCGTTTCGCTCACCCGCCAGCCGTCCGGCAGCGTCGGCAAGCGCGCTAACCCGCGAGCCGGCAAGGGTTTGCCCAACATCTGGCCGATCCTGCGCCAGCAGCATGCCAAAACTTGAGCGGCGTCGTCGGCGCTGCCAGCAGCAACCAGCGGGCGGCAGGCCCACAGCACAGCAGCACGACGGCTGGCCCATGCGGCGTCCCCCAGCGCTGCGGGCAGCACTAGAGCGGCCGCCGCGTCGCGTTCTCGCACAATTGCGGCGACGTGGGGATGCTTCATTCTAGCCCCCCGTTGCTGCCGCAAGCCTCGGCCGGGAACAGCATTTTAACCGGGTCACACACAACCGCAGTCCCCAAATCGCCGGGCAACGGGCGTCCGGTAGACCCGTCGGGGTTATAGTTTAAAGTTAGCACAATTGTTTCCTTGCCGGGGGTCTAGTTGCAAACGACAGCAGCAAAACGGTCTAGTTCGGGGAACTTGGCCGCGCGCCAAGCCTTGGCCACAGTGCGGCCCTCTGCTGTGTCGCCCGTGATTCCCAGCGCGCGAATGAAGGCGCTGGTGCCGGGTTTGCAGTTGCCGACCGCGTAACTGTCGGCCGGCCGTAAAGCTGGGGCCCGACGGGCGGCGCGCAATGTGTCCGCGATGCGCTTGCGGCGGGCTGCGGCGCGCTGTGCGTCACTGGCGGAGCGGTCTAGTTGTTCGCGCATGCGCCTGGCGTTGCTGCTGAGCCGGTTTTGAATCTGCGCCTCGACGATTGCTTCCGGCTCGTCGCGGTTTGCAGGGTAGAGGTCTGCGCTGTGCGTTTCGCTGTTTCCCCAAGCGTAAACCCAAATCGGCAGAGAATCGCCAAGGCTGCGCGCGCTGAAGCGGTAGACCATCAGCGCGCCGAACAACCGCCAAGGCTCCAGCGGGCCGCACGGCACGACAGCGGGCCCGGAATGTTGGAGCGTCCTGCCGCGCCATGCTTCCGGGCGGCCGCGCCGCAGCAGGACGCGAACGGCGCGGGTCGCGGCGAGGTCTGCGCCTTCCTTCCGGCACAGCGGGACGAGGTTTTCTTGCCGCGTTGTGTGATGGTTCCGCAAATGCCGGGGCGGAACGACGAAACAATCGTCCGGCGCGTGATGTCGCGGCAGTTCGCCAAGGTCAAGGCGCAGCAAGGCGCGGCGCTGGAGTTTGACCCGTTCGACATTCCAAAGGCCGAGAGCGTCGGGCGCTGCGCCACGCTGCGCCGGTTGCCAAGTCGGCAAGTCGGCAGCCTTCGGGACGCGCCCCGGTTTGGCCAGGGTTGCCGTGACCAGCACACCAGCGCGGCGCGCTTGGCTGCAGGGTTGCGCGATCCCCAAAACAGCTTGGTGAGCCGGGAGAGTTCCATCGTCGTCACGTTCGCCGCGACGCCGCCAGTACCGCAGCGCGGCAATCAGTTGCGCCGCGCCGGTGATGCTCTTGTTGCCGCGCCAGCGGCAGGCGCCGCGCGGCGACAGAGCTGTTTCAAGCTGCTCGGCCAGCTTGACCAGCTGCGCCGTCGCGTTGTCGGCCTCTGCCCATGCTGTGCGGAATGTCGAGAGCCGCGCCAGCAGGTCGGCCAGCTCGTCTGGCGTTGTCCCGCCGGGCGCTGGCGGCGCGCTGAGCTGTGCGACTTTCTGCCCAAGGCCGCGACTGGCGGGCGGCAAGCGATGATTGCAAGAGACGCTGCCCGCTTCCTCCGCCAGCGCGTGACGATGGCACGCGATGGCATGCGCCAGCACGGCGCGGCGATGGAGTTGCGCGACGATGCGGTTTGCTTTGTCGGCTGCTTGTTGCGGGCTGTCGCCACGCTGGGGGGCCGCAATCCGCGCGACGGCTGCGGCTTGGGCTGTGCAAAGCGCGGCCAAGCGGGGCAGGTTTGGAATCCGGCAATGGTCGATGGTGCGCATGGTAAACTCGGGGGTTTGTTGGTTGTTGGTTGTTGGTTGTTGCGGAAGAGATCAGCAAGCGGAGCAACTGCGTTCGGCGGCGTCGGCGACGGCCGCGGCCACCCCGTCGTGGTCGGCTCGCGCGTAGCAAAGTTGCCAGCGCAAACCCTCGCCAGATCGCACGGGGCGGGCAAAGACTGCCCAGCCGAGCGCGCCGAGCCGCATGGCGTCGAGCGTCGAGAGGGGCCGGCGCAACTGAACCTTGCCGCCCGCTGTGTGCTCGCGGGTCAGCGTTGTGGCGAGCGCTTCGATCGCGGCCAAGCTGCGGGCGGGGCGCGTGGTGGGGGGCAGCAGACGCATGAAAGAGACTCCTTTGCTGGGGGCCCGCTGGGGGGCCGATGGCGGCCCGATGAGCGGGGCCGCGTCGCTGAACTGTTTAGACGTTAGACGAGGCCAGAAACTCTGTCAACCCCCCTGGACAGATTTTTTTAGGCTTTGCGACATTCTCAAAAAACTTTGTCTAGGGGGGTTGACAACGCAGGGGCAGCGGTTGACAATGCGAGCGGACGCGGGGTCGGGAGTTACCGGCCGGCAGCCCTTTCCCCAGGGGGGTTCGGGCAGCCACATGCGGCCAGCCGCAGCTTCGGGGGTCTGCAGCCCCCAGGCGGGGGGTACACGCGCGATAGCCCCACCCCCTAATAGTCGCGTTCCCGCCAATGCGCGCGCCATGCCCAGGTCCTAATAGGCCCTTCTTGCTGTGCTGTGGCGGGCAGCCTATGCCGCCCCTCGGCCGTTCTGGCGGGGGCATGTCCTGGTCGAGCCGTGGGCCAATAGAACGAGGGCTGCGAGAAGGGCCCCCAGCCACGCCAGGATGCGTTCCGCGGGGAAGGGTGGGTCAGGACAGCCTAGCGCAACTTGAGTTGCGCCTAGGGCAGCCTGGGGCCTTGGGTGCGCAACTTAAGATGCGCCCACCCCTCGGGCAGGGGACGGCGCGAAAGGCCCCCGAGTAGGATCGTTGCTATCGCCATCGCTCCCCCACAGAGAGCCCCCCGATCTCCCCCTTGCACAAAAACCCGCCCCCTGCCGCAGAAGACAGAGGGCGGGTCGCATAGCTGCCTACCAGCAGTTCCAGCCTACCAAGGTTGGGCAGCCGTGTCACGGCTAGGGCTAGACTTAGAGACGCAGTCTCGCCCTCTGTGGTTCGCTGAAAAGTATTCGGCTACTTGCCCAGCACCTTGCGGGCTGCGGCTTGGAGCCGGCTGGACAGCATGAACTGGTGGCCAACACGGGAAGCGGTGCCGCCACGGACCTTGCGTAGAGCGCGGGTCACGGTGCCACGGTGCTTGCCTAGGCGACGGGCAAGGCCGGCGGCGGTGGTGATCTTGCCGCTGTCCCCAGCGACCGGCTTGAGCTTCTTCATGACCCAGTTCCTTGGTGGTGCCCCCCCTAGTTTCTCTGAAAAGAAAGGCAGGGGCAACCGGGAATACTTTTCGGCTAGGTGGGTCGCGGCAGCAGCTTCTGTCTCAAGCCAATCCTGTGCCGACGTAGTGCATAGACCGCAGGCAAGCAGCGACCTTGGGGTTAGGCTCCGGGCTGGGCTTGGGGTTGGGGTTGGGATTCATGGGCTTTCTGGCGAGCAAGGGCGTGCTTCATCTTGATGGCCAACAGCGCCCCTTCGAGGTACTTGAGCAGCAGCATGTCTTCGGGGCCGAGCTTGGTGCGGTCGCTGTTGTTGGCGACGTGGTCCGCGATGGCGACGATCAGGTCTTCCGGGGCGGCGCGCCGGTGGTAGGGCAGGTTCTCGTAGTCGGCGACGCTGTAGACTGTTCCGTCGGTGGGCGGGTCTTCCGGCCGCATCCAGAAGATATGGAAGCCGGGGCCGTCGCTGTAGTGGATGATGCGGCTGTCGTTGGAACGGAGATTGGTTCCCTTGCAGAGCCGCTTACGCTGCTTGGCAGTGGCGACTGCTTTGTCGATTGCTTCGAGGGTGGCGTGCAT